GCGATGCGTGGGTCTCCGGCGATGCGCAGGTCTCCGGCAATGCGCGGGTCTCCGGCAATGCGTGGGTCTTCGGCGATGCGCAGGTCTTCGGCAATGCGTGGGTCTCCGGCGATGCGCAGGTCTTCGGCAATGCGCGGGTCTCCGGCAATGCGCAGGTCTTCGGCAATGCGCGGGTCTCCGGCAATGCGCGGGTCTTCGGCGATGCGCGGGTCTTCGGCGATGCGCGGGTCTCCGGCAATGCGCGGGTCTTCGGCAATGCGCGGGTCTTCGGCGATGCGCGGGTCTCCGGCAATGCGCGGGTCTTCGGCAATGCGTGGGTCCGCACAGTCAACATCGTCGCGACCCGCTCCGATGGCTACACCTTCCTTGTCGCTCCGACGCCGGAAGGCCCGCGCCTGATTGCGGGCTGTCGGTATTTCACCTTCGATCAGGCTCGCAAGCATTGGAGCGAAACACGGGCTGATACGCAGCTCGGATACGAAAGCCTGTCAATCGTCGAACACCTTGAGCGCATGGCCGAACTGAACGGATTCATGGAGCCCGTGGAAGCGGAGGTCGAGTGATGACCAACCGAGACACCGACGCCCGTATCCGCTCTGACGCGAGAGCCCGTGAGATCGGATGCTCTACGGCGATTGCTGCTCTCGTCCTTGGTGGTCTGATTGCCTTCGTCGTTTGGGGAGCGATGTGATGACGGGCGAAGTCGAATGCGCGGCCTGCCACGGCACCGGAACAGTCGAGGACGAAATCCACATGCACACGCTTGTGAAGATCGTTCGCCTCGTTTGCACCGATTGCCACGGCGCCGGGGTTGTCGAGGAAGAGGATTTCGAGGCTGAAATCTTCGAGATGACGCCCCGCCAGTTCGCGGGTGTTGCGACGTTCGGCCTCGCCTCGCTCGCCAGCTCAATGCTGTTCGGAATTGCCCTTCTGCATGTGTGGAGGGTGATGTGACGCACGCCAACCCACGCCTCCGCACGATGGACGCAATCATCCACGAATTCACCGCGCTCGGTAAGCTGAACACGGCGAAGTTCTGGGCAGAGATCGCGGAAGGCTACGGCCAGATCGAACGCGAGGAACCGCACCTCTCTCATATCTATGACCACTGGCTGCGTGAAGCGTGCCAGACAACGGGAGTTCCATGTCATGTCTGACACTGTGACGGGCGCGGTGCATACGGCGGGCTGGCTGATAGAAGAGGTCGGTGCGGGCCTTCATTGGATCGCCCTCTCAACCGACGTATGGCCTTTGCTTCGAATTCGCCGAACTCTAGCTCTCCGCGACGACGACAAAATAGAGCAGTACCAGACGCCAATTCGCCGCGTGAAGGATGCAAGTGAGGCGTTGCGCTTTGCGCGGCGCGAAGATGCCGAGGCATTCGCAGCCCTGTTCAGTCGGTTCCTGCTGCATCCACGCGTCACAGAGCATGAATGGCCCACAGTCTCAGCCGCAGAGGGTGATCTGCTGGGCAAGCTGATCGAAGCGCTGGAAAAGCTGTCAAACCGCACGCTGGAATACATCGGCGAATTCGACGGGACTTTTGACCACGAGCTGGAGTGCGATGTCGAAATGCGCACCCTCGCGCTCGACGCCAAAGCCATCCTCTTGAAAGCCCAAGCCCGCGAGGTGACGAGGTGAGCAAAGCCGACTACGTGCGTTCGGAAGCGCGCCGCAACACAACCTTCGACCATCATTGCCACTGGCCCGGTTGCGAACGCGTCGTTCCGCCTGCCATGTGGGGATGCAAGCAGCATTGGTTCAAACTTCCCGCACGCCTGCGCGCCTTGATCTGGCGCACATATCAGCCGGGGCAGGAAGTCACCAAGACGCCGAGCCGCGATTATCTCGACGCCGCCAAGCAAGTGCAGGACTGGATAGCCGAGCAAGCCCGCGAGGTGCGGTCGTGAGCGAGGAAATAACGCTCCGGGACTATTTTGCAGCTCGTGCTCCGGCACCGCGCGAAAGTGATATAGAGATCCGCCAAGCCAACGATCGAGACCGAAATCCGCACAACGATTCTTACAAACCTAAACGAAGAACCCGATACGAGATCATCGCCGATCTCGCGTGGGAATACGCGGACGCGATGCTCGCGAGAAAGCCCAACCCCACCCAAGGGAGGCAGGGGTAATGGGCGCGCGCTCTCCACTCCCTAAAGCTCAGATCGATGCTGTTAACCGCAAGTTCGGCAGTTGGTGCAAAGCGCAACGCCGGAAGATCGTGATGACGCAAGCCGATTTAGCGGAGGCAACGGGGTATTCACGTCCGACGATCGCAAATATCGAAATGGGCAGCACCAATGTCACGCTCGTGCAGGCAATGGCAATCTTCGATGCTTTCGAAAATGGGGCTGATGAGGCCGAGCAATGGAAGCGTGTTCGGGCAAAGATTGATAGCCGCGCACCGTACAACACAAAACGGAGGCAGGGATGAGCGAGATTAAGCCGTGCCCGTTCTGCAAGAACACGGAATTGACCGTTTCGTTTAGCCACGAGTGCGGTCGATGGGATGTCTACACAGTTGAGTGCGGGGCGTGCTGCGTCAGTAAAGATAGCGCTCTGGGCTTCGAGGGCGATGCTGCGCGGCAAGCGGCTATTGATGCATGGAACAAACGCCCAACCGAAGCCGACCTCACCGCCTCCCTTAACCGCGCATCCGACGCCTGTGCATCCGTACAGAAAGAGAGGGATGAGCTGAGGGAGACGCTGTTCGAACTACGGCGCAACAATCGCGCTGGCGTATCTGGCGCTCAAGCTCGCAAGACGTGGGCGAAGGTGAACACCTTCCTCGCGCGACACGAGGGAGGGCCAACATGAAAGACCCCCTCCTCCTCCCCCGCGATCCCCATATGGGCAAACAGGTAATAGCGATGCTGGCGGGTGTGGCTGTGATCGCTTTGACACTCGCTGCGATCTTCTTCGGTGGCAGTTGGATTGAGAGGAATTGGTGATGGATGATCCCGGTTACCTTGAAGGCGAAGTCTGCACGCGCAATGGTTGTGCGGGGGTCATTGTCGAGCACCCTTCTGACAATTGCTCCTGCCACATCAATCCGCCCTGCGGTTCCTGCACGACGCCGCGCGAGGAATGTCCTGTGTGTGGTTGGCGAATGGTAGATGAGGAAACAACTTTCAACGATTGGAAGGTTGGCCCGATCAAATCTAACGGTGCTTGGACGCACTACCGGCCTCGTCCGCTCGATAGCTCAAAAATCGATTGGCATAGCCTGCCCCACACCAATGCCAGCATGATCAAGAAAGGCGTTTACCCGCAAAGCGGCGATGAAGCTGCTGATCGGAGGGCTGTAGAGGCAGTCGTTCGTGGAACCTTCGGAGGGCGTTGGAAGCAGTTCGGAGGCGGGACCTTCGAATACATCGCGTACACCGATTGAGCACCGGAGAATGACTATGACCGCTAACCCCGCCGACATCGCGCGTGCGCTGAGTGAGGCGCAGAGGGAGGCGGTATTCGCGCCAAATGGATACCACGATCCCAACACAATCCGCTCACTGCGAAACAAGGGGATTATTCAGAACTGCCGGTTGACGGACTTCGGCGTGCAAGTCCGCGACTACCTACTTCACCGCCCCACTATCGACGCCAGCACAGACCGCAACCAGGCTAAAGTGGTACGTTGCGGTAAGGAGATTGAGTGATGGTAATGCCAGAAGATAGAACAACGCCCGGTCGCTGCAATTATTGCGGAGCCGAGGGCACGGTTTGCGCCGACAAGGGCTGCGGCGGCTATCTGCAAATGGGCTTTGAGGGATGACTCTCATCGAAAAGCGCTCCCTCGGCGTCCCGTGCGATGTACGGCCAGCGCATCACGGCAGCGTGCATCTGTCCGACCTGATGCGTGCGGATATCGAGCGCAGTTTCGGGAAGACGCAGCCGGTGGTGAAGGAAAGGAAATGGTGGCGGTTATGGAATTGAGCGAGGATATGGCGGACAAAACCCGCAAGGCATTGGCCGAAGCCGCGCCGTATGTTTCGACGCCTGTTTTCGTCGAGGTCGCACAGTTCTTCGACCGCCTCTCCCCGCCCGCGTCGGAAGTCGATGAGGCGACGAGGATATGGCGTGAGATGGAGGCGGCTACTTGGGCGGATGCCCGGGTCGCGGCGAATTACAGAGAGGGCGTGTTTGATAATAACGCCGAATCTGTAATTAAAATCTCCTACCTCCGCTCCGCCCTATCCGAACTCATCGCGAGCAAGGATGCGGAGATTGTTCGATACCAGGAAATGGTTCTGGGACTGCAGCAGAAGGCATTCAACACTAATTCCGAACTCGCCGCGCTGCGTTCTGAGAACGCAACTCTAAGACAATCGCTCGCCATCCAAGAGGGTATTTCGGATACCGTCCATGAAGCCCTGTGGGAGGCCGACAAAGCAGCGGAAGGTAAATCCGCTGAGCCTAACGATAATCAATGCACCCCTTCCCGCACCGTTGAAGATGTGGCTGTTGAAAGATCATCCGATACTGGTGTTGAGCGCGCGCTGGCAGACGCGGGAACGTCTGCCACAAGCGATCCAGATGATGCACCTGAGCTGACAGAGGAATTCTTCGAGCGCGCCGAGATCAGGGACGGAGAAAAAATTATCCGCCCAGCATCAGGCACAATGACGAGAGCCTTTGATGACGCGGCGGTTGACGTTGATCACTGGATGCTCGCGCAGCCGGCGCCGGTTGTTGAGGTGACGCAGGCCAGAGAGTGCGTGAAGGAGATATTCGGCTTCACCGACGAGACGCTTGATGCTGTCGGTGCTGACAAGCAGCCCATTGAGATCGTCGGTCGCTTCATCACCGAAGCCGAAGCACGCGGACGGCGGGAGGCGTTGGAGATCGTCGAGAGGCACCGCAACCTTTGCAGCGAATACCCATGGAGTGCGAACCATGCGCTCGCTACCGCATTCAACCGCTGCGTTGGCGAACTCAAGCGCCTGATGACGGAGGCGAAGTGATGCGAGTACCCTACCCTTTGAGAGCCACGAAGCTGTCGCTGTCCATCAACCCGTTCGGCTTCTGGTGGAGGCCGTCTTGGAACCACCGGAAATATTTGCATGAAAGTGCTCGTGCAGACGGTGAGACCATCTGGTGGGTACGATGGCTGTGGTTTCAGATTTCGTATTCGAGGTGGGTGTAGCCATGACCACCAACCCCGAAGTCCTGCGGCTGGCGCGGGCACCAGAGACAAAGTGCAAATGGTGCGCATCGACGCCCGTGCGCGAAGTTCTGGACGGCGAGCCGCTTTGTCAGGCGTGTTGTGTTCGTTGGTGTCGCAGCGAGAGGTTTGCCTGTTGCGATACGGACGAATTGGATGAGCTCCCATGATCAGCGAAATACCGCCCGATGAGACAAAGAAGAAGACTGTGGTCGTAACAGGAAGGCTGTTGTTTCCACTCTGGAAATTCTGGACGTACATGCCGCACGGCTGGTTGGCCGCAATCGTTTGGAATGTATGTGAATTGCTTCACATGCAGTGCCCGTTCGCCCCAACGCTATTTGGCTGGATCATCGGCATGAAAGGGACGCGGATTAAATGACACATCCTTATGTATTGGAGGTGGCGCGCGAAATCGTAGCGCAGACAGTTCATAGCGAAGAATGTCCGCTAGGTCACGATCATTGGGATCAGGCATTGTTGGATACTCACGAAATCCGATGTGAATGCGATATTCACGAGCGTGTCGCCATCGCAGCAATCGAGAAAGCCACAAAGCTGAGCATTCGCAATCATGTCGGCGGATGGGTCGATGCTCTTGCATTGCAGAGGTACGACCACCTCCGCCAGAGCGAGAAGGACAACAGTGATGCAGACTGACGACCTCGCCGCGCAGATGGTGCGTGAGATTGAGAAGGCACACATTGACTTTCTCGAAACGGGAAAACGCACAAGCCTCGAAGCCATCGCCCGCCGCTACATCGAGAAGCTGTTCACCGAGAGCGAATTATATGCTTACTCCGCATATCGTGGGCTCGATAATTCACCAGACGATGCGATCAGGCTAATCCTCGCCGAACGCGCAGCACTCAAGGCCGCGCAGGAGGTGAAGGCATGACCGAGGATGACGACGAGGAATTCCCCGGCGAAATCCATCCGGCTTCCAAAGAGGAATGGCTGGCGCTTACACGGAGAACACCCATGACTGAAGCTGAGAAGGAACGGGCTGCGATTATCCAGTGGATGCGCGGGAACGCCGAAGCGCAACGTCGCCACGCGCGCAATGAATCATTTCCGATAAGTACCCGCCTTCAGGCTGAGATTGTCGCGGACCGAGATTTTGACGTCGCCGACGCGATCGAGCGCGCCGAGCATCTGAAGGAGGGGCGGTAGCGATGGGCGAGCCGAGTTTGACAGAGCGCAAGCTGTTCGAGGCCCGCGCAGAGGTCGCCAGACTTCAGAGCGTCATCGACAGCCGTCCGGCGATCAATGCCGGCCTGCCCGAAACTTACATTGCTTGGTCGAAGCTCATCGCTGCGGATGAGTTCAATCGGGCGCTTGAGAAACTGGCGGAGAGAGACGATGGGCGCTGAGCCGACGAGGCCCATGCTGCCGGACTGGCCTCGCCTGATGAGCGTCGAGCAGGCGGCTGCCTACGTGTCTCTGAGTGCCACCACGATCCGGGCGAACGGCCCCAAGCCAAAGCACTTCGGCAAGCGCGTGCTGTACGACCGGCACGACCTCGATACGTGGGCCGACCAGCTTGGCGGGCAGCCGCTTGACGCTGCCGAGCGCCAGCGCGCAAGCTATGACCTTGAACGCAGGTTCAGGGAGAAGCGGCGTGGTCGTGACTAAGCTGGCCTACACGTACATCGCGAAACGCCGCTACTGGCGATTCCGCCGTGCAGGGATCGACGCGGCATTGCCGGGACAGCCCGGCGAGCCTGAGTTTCATATCAAGTACGCCGAGCTGCTGGCGCTGAGCAAGTCGAAACCGCCCGAGCATGACCGCGCGAGCTTCCGCTGGCTTGTGGAGCGCTTTGAGGGCAGCGCAGAGTTCAAGCACCTCGCGGCGTCCACGCAACTCGACTACTCAAAGACGCTGAGGATCATAGAGGACGAGCTTGGCGACGAGCCGTTCGCGATCACGACGCGCGGCATGATAAAGCTGGTACGCGACGGCATGGCATCGACGCCGCGCAAGGCGCACAAGTTCATTCAAACGGTGTCGGTGCTATACGGCTATGCCGCATCCGAGGATCTAGTGCCGGACGGCTTCAACCCGGCTGCAAAGATCAGGAAGCTCAAGGCCAAGGTAAAGCCCTACATCGCGTGGAGCGAGCCGGAGATCGCGCTGTTCCTGTCGAAGTCCCCGGCCCACGTTATAACGCCCGTCATGCTGGCGCTCTACACAGGCCAGCGCCGCGAGGATGTCGTGTCAATGGACTGGGAGGACTACCAGGGCACGATCATCCGCGTGAGGCAGTCCAAGACGGGTGAGCCGCTTGAGATCGCCTGTCACCCCGCCCTACGGAAGCACCTCGCCGGACGCAAGACGACGTTCGGCGGCCCGATCGCACGCGCTGCCAATGGACGCCCCTACACGGTCAACTCACTGTCTCAGGCGCTTAGGCGCGCGTGCGCCGACATAGACGGGATGCCGAACAGGACGATGCACGGCCTGCGCTACGCCGCCGCCGCCCGCCTTGAGGCTGCCGGGTGTACGGCGGGGCAATGCTCGTCCGTCCTAGGGCACCGGACATACCAGATGGCGATGAAATACATGACGCAGCGGCGCGACAGCGAGGCGGCGATCAGGAAGATGGGGGCATAGAACAAATGATGACTCTGCGAACATTCAAGGATTGCACTGCGAACTCGGTTCGGCTAGAAGCCCGCAACCCACGCGATTTCAACGTTTTGGCCCGATGGCGGAGTGGTTACGCAGAGGACTGCAAATCCACTACCCCGCGCCGATTCTCTAGCAATGTTCGCAGTCGTTCGCCGTTTGTGCCTGTACGGGATTCTGCGGGCTTACGCGGTGCATTGCGAACTTTTCTTGCACCCCCGGCATCGGTACCAAAAGCCGACCTCGCGCTAGGTGCCGTAACGATATTTCTGCGGACACACAGGGTTGTCCACAGGCGTATATCAATGGGTTACGGGGGAAGTGCGGACTTTCTCCCCTCCCCCACGCAGCATGAGAAAGGCTGAATGATGAGCGGCAAAACCTATGCAATCGGCGACCTGCACGGACGCTGCGATATTCTGCACGCTGTCATCGCGGCGATTGAGGCGGATTCGCCGGAAGGAGGCAAGCTCGTCGTCATGGGCGATTTCGTGGATCGCGGCCCGCACTCTCGTCAGATCATCGACCACCTTATGACAGGTCCGCCGCCGGGGTGGGAATGGGTCGTCCTGCAAGGCAATCACGAGGATATGATGCTGCACTGCCTCGCCGGGAGAGCCCCGCTGCGCTGGTGGATCGGCAACGGCGGCGGGGAGACGCTCAAGTCATATGGCTACCGCGATGGCGACCCGATGCAGCCCCTACGCATCCCAGACGCGCACCTCGAATGGCTGCTTGGCCTACCTGTTTATCATCAAGAGGCAGACCGCGTGTACGTCCACGCCGGGCTAGACCCTGACACGCCGCTCGAACAGCAAGACAAGGATACGATGCAGTGGGCGCTCTACGTTGAGGACTCTGCCGAGAGCGGGCATTTCAGCAAAAACCAACTTTGCTACCGGCCCGATCTATATGTCGTTCACGGCCACCACCAGTTCGCGAACGGTCCCAAGATCAGGAAGCAGCGCGCGAACTTCGATACATTTGCTTGGTACACCGGCAGGCAGGCAATCGGCGTGTTCGAGACCGACAAGCCCGGCGCCCCGATCGACATTCTATGGGCTGAATGCTCTCCGCATGAGAAAGGACGTTGAACATGGATAAGGATGGGTGGCGACCGATAGCGACGGCGCCGAAAGATGGGACGCGCATCTTGGTCTTTACCCGATGGGCTGGCGACTTCCTTAATGACGCCTTCGATTATATCCAGATCGCATTTTGGGATGGCGGCAACTTGACGGGTGACGTTTGGCACCGCGAGCCGGGATGGGAGTTGGAGAAGATCGGCTCGCCCACCCATTGGCTGCCCCTTCCCCCTCCCCCATCAGGCCCCCGCCCATGAGCGGTGAGACGAATGACTTCTGCCCGGCGACGATCCGCAACATTGCTCGGATGCAGGGCATGGCGAAGGCGCTGCCCGAAGACTTCATGTTCGTGGGGGCGATGCAGAATCTGGCGCAGTTCATCGCGCTCTACGAGGACGTGCTGGACGACGATCAGATGGCCGTCCTGCTCGGCTGTGGAGCATTGCTGATCCGCGAAGGCGAGAAAGAAATGCGCGCTGAAATTCAGGCGATGATGGCGCTGGCAAAGGCGAGGAAGCCCTTACATGACCACTGAGACGATGAGAGAAGCCGTGGCGCGGGCGATTGAGCCACGTCCGTTCCAATGCTGGGCATCCATGGTGGACTTCTGCCTTAAGCAAGGAGACGACGATCAAACCGCTCGCCACTTTGCGGACCAGACGCACGGCGCTGACATACAGGCCGCTCTCCAGAAGGCCGACGCCGCCATCCGCACTGTGCTGGAGAGGCTGAGAGAGTACAAGCTTGTCATGCGCGAGGATGGCATGGTGGTTCACGAAGTGCGCGGCGAGCCGAACGATGTCTGGCAAGCCATGCTCGACGCGGCTGCGCGGGAGGTGGGGTGATGTTTTGGTTCGGCGCCACCCTGTACGCCATCGGCTTCTGCGCGGGTGCGTATTTCGGCTGGCATCTTTTCGCGGGCAAGCGGCGGCATGACCTGCGCCTTTCCGGAGAGATGAAATCACTGTTTGCCCATTTAGACGAAACGCACGAATTTGTTCAAAAGGTGGGCGGGAAAGTGCTGAAACCTCAGAACGAAAGCACTTGGAATTTCGGTGGCAATCGCTACCGGGTTATGATGGAGCGCCTTGAAGCCTTGCCGGAATCTGCGGATTCTGGTAGGGGGTGAGGTGTGACGTAGGGTGGAGCAGTCCGGTAGCTCGTCAGGCTCATAACCTGAAGGTCGCGGGTTCGAATCCCGCCCCTGCAACCAGTTTTGAAGTTCCCGCTCTGCGAAAGCATCGGGCTTGGCGCGGGGAGAGGTAGGGCGGTCCACCACTCTCTTAAATAAGATGGATTTCAATTCGGCCCGCGCACTTACCGCATAAAGCGCGTTTATGTGATTATTGGGATACGAGAATGACCAAAGCCGCACATGACAAGATCGCCGAAGGACTACAGGAGGCTCTTGCTGTGGCGAAGGGTGAGGCAAAGCCGCATCGCGTGCATAGGGTCCCTCGTGATCACGAGGGACGTCGCTAAATACCGAAAAATCCGGTATTTGGTCATCACCCCAGCACCACCCTAAAGTCACGCTTTTCTGCGGTTCCCGTGGCAGAAACGTGTGGCAACAGCACCACCACGTCAGCACCCCACGATTTGGACTTATCGGAATTTCCGAGTAGTTACTCCCCACCAATACGCAGATTGGCGGGGCGGCTTCAGTGATGGGGTCGCCCTAGCGATCCACCCCCGCCTGCCCCCTCACCCACGCCTGCAGCGCCGAAAGCTGAAGCGCCTGCTCCGTAGCAATCAACGCCCGCTCGGCAGGAAGTCCACAATACGCGGGGCCTGCATCAGATCCGCTGGTGGTGCCGGGAAGGCCGGACATATCGGCTTCTCCGGCACCACCGGAACCGGCCTTGGCTTCGGTGAGCAGGCGCTGATAGCGAGCGCGCACGTCAGCAATGCGAACCTGATAGTCGGCGCTGACCTCATGGGTGATCCTTTCCTGTTGCACCTCGACGAAGCGTGCGGCTGCGTGGGCGTTGGCAACGGCTGTCTGGTAAGCGGCGCGGTAGTCTGAGACCTGCTGATCAAAGCGGGATTGCTCGGCGGCGAGTTTCGCTTCGAGCGTCTCGATGCGTTCACCGCGATACCAGCAGACGGCAGCGAGGGTGATGAGGGCGCCACCAACGGCGATCTCGCGCCAGCGGCGGACGATCAGAGGCCAGTACGGCATAGTTCAGCCTCTGCTTTCCGGCGATTGACGAGACCCTGCACGACAGCCCCGCCTGCCATCCGCCAGCGGGCAAACTGATCGCACGCGCCCTTCAGATCGCCAGCATCGAACAACCGGTCGACTGTGCTGCGGCAGTAGGCGCCGACACCGATGTTGTAGGCGAGCGACGTAGCAGCCGCGAGCTGGTACGGATGGTTCGCAAGGATCGGCGTGCATTGCAGCACCTGGTTCGCGAACTCGGCGACGGCCTTGTTGAGCATCGCTAGGCATTCGGCATCGGTGTACCGCCGCATCTCGACGCGGGTTTCTCCGTAGCAGACGGTGCGGACCCCAACAATATCCGTGTAAGGGTCGTTTGATTTGCCCTCCCATGACGCGACGATCGGCGCTGCAATAGCCGTGGCGCCCGCAATGGCCCATGCTGCGACTTTGGGGTCAAGGCGCATGTCAGCCCCCCTTCACGGCATACCAGAACGTGGCCACTGCGGCCGCGAATGCCGCTGCCCATCCAGCAATTCGTGCACAGACCCGGAAGAACTTCGCGACTCCCCGCCCCTCACGCAGCACTTCAAGCACTTCGTCGACGCCGCGCTTCATGTCGTCCATCTTGGCTTCACGCGTTGCCGCGGCCTGTTCGATCTCGTCGATCTTGCGTTCGATGATGGGGATGCGCTCCATCTTCGTCTCCAGCCGAATTACATCACGACGAAGCTGTTCGTTCTCAGGCATCACACAAACCCCGCCGACGTGAAGTCGATGCCACTGTGCTTCCACTTAAGCGCCGCCCAACCCGACCAGCTTGTGGCATCGCGGGAAGATTCCATCGCGTCGATTGCATCATCAAGGCCGGGAAGGTCGCCGGACGGAATGATGCCACGCGAAATCAGGTCCGTGGCATAGAATTTGAGCGATGCGTAATACCTGAATGCATAGGCATACTGCGTTCCCTGAACACCGGCGAACGAGGTGCGCGACACTGCTCCGTTATCGATGGCCCACTGCACGAAGTCGTCTTCATCAGCGTATGGCGCGGTTCCGTCAGTTGGGCGAATGCGAAAGCCGTTGGAGTCGGCCCTTGGCTCTGTACCAAGGTAGCCGAGCGCGCCGCCAAGTCGTCCGAACTTGATGATTATGCATTGAGCGAGCTGCTTGAATAGCGCCGGCTTGCCTTTGATCGCCCACATGTAGGCCATCTCAGGGCCATAAGCCGCGAACATGAACCAGGAGCTGATGTTGCCGTCATCAAAATCCATCGCCTTGTAGATCGAGCACGCTTTCGAGGCGTTATTCGGCCACAGGTCCATTGCATCGCGGCGGGATATCCAAGAGGCTACCGTGTCGTCTGCAACTTTCTGGTTGCGAACGGACGACCAAACAAAGCTGCCCGATGCGTTTGCGGCAAGGTCATTCGCCAGAAATGAACCCACAAGATTGTTGAGCGTCCACCGCTGATAGAGGAACTTGCAGACGTAGTTTACGCCGTTTACGATCTCGTACTCACCAGCCATCGAAAAGGCGACAATCGACTGCAATAGAAGCGCAGCGCGAGGATCGCCGGTAGCGAGCCACCACGCATAACCATGATTGAACTGGTGAGAGTTGTCGCGATCATGGGAGTACGTGCTCCCACCTGTCGCCGCTAACTCAGTGAGATATGGATAATCAGAAGGAGCAGGCCACGTCTGCGGCCTTATCTGTATGAAATCTGCACCACTGCGCGCGGCCGCCGTCGTATAACCCGCGTCGCCACTGAACGGAATCTGCGGATCCCTGACAGTGTTCTGACTGGAGGACCAGAGGACCATGCGTCCCGCGCTGAGGCCCCAGCCCACATCGTCCCGGCATCGCCGATAGTAGTTGGCGAACACCGTCTCGTTGCCATCGAGTGCGGCGCCGATCAGGCCCATATCCTTTGCGGAAATGAAGCCGCGCGAACTGTCGCCATCACCCGACGACCCGGTAAGCTCACCAACGGCATTGAACAGGCCGGATCGGCCCATGATACGGTCAGGCTTGTATCCAAGGTTTGATAGCCAGCGCTCGGTGCCGGGGCTGTTCGTGCCTGTCGGATTGCCCGTTCCGTAGGTCGGTGAAGCAGGCCAGCCGGAGTATACAGATTGCTTACATGGCATCACGCGCTTTGCAGTGACGGCGGCAACGAGACGCGCCATTGCACCGGACGGGTCAATGAGATCATCGAGCGTCGTGCATTTTGCCGCGCCCTGCGATACCCTGACCGTATACTCGGCGCCATCAACGACCACCGAGTGCGTCGATTCGAGAATCGAGCTTGTCGTGAGATCGGGGTTGCGGATCAGCAGAATATCCCAACGCCCCGAATAGCCGCCGACACCGCGGATCAGCCGCGCGCGCCCGTTGGCAATCGCGCCCAGATCATAGATGGGGAAAGTCCCAGAATGCGACACGAAATCATCCATCGCGACAGGTGTACGCTCCGTGCCGTCGATAACGAACGAAGTCGGATTGTCCGGGTGCGTTGGTGACGGTGTCGGTGTGGGCGTAGGAGTTGGTGTCGGCGTGGGGGTTGGCGTTGGCGTCGGTGTTGGGGTAGGAGTCGGCGTAGGTGTGGCCGTAACGGTCACGTCCACGTCCTCGCCGACCGGATTGCCGAGTGGATTATCCCAGCGGCCTTCGATCAGTCCGGCATGGCCGACCGATGACAGAAGTGCGCTGATCTTCGCCGCCGCCATCTGCGACTTCGTATAGATCGCCGACGTTGACGTTCCCGCCGCCACCTGAAGGTCAGGCGTGCTGTACGTCACGTAAGCCCATGGCGAAGGATCGAGGGAGCCGGTCGCGCGAACGCCGATTACCGCGTCGACACGCGAGCCCTTGAGCGTCACCGCGAGCGGAATGTCGCCGATCGCCTGCGATGTCGTCGAGCTGGGCGGCACGCCGACGCCGGACGTGTGGCCCCATTCAAACCCGGTCGGTGAGCCGGTGAAGTCGAAGTCGAGATCTGCCGCGATATTTTCAGGCCCGGGAACAATGTCGGTGATCGTCACATTCGTGGGCGCGTCTTCGGTCGGATCGCCGCCCCCTTGCACCTCGCGGATAACGAACGCCAGCGAACCTCCGGTGCACGAATTCGCGCTCGCCGCGGAAAGGCTGAAACCTCCCGCACTGACAGCCTTATAACTGACGGCGAGGCGCGCTTCGGAACTTGTGCCGGAGCCGCGCGTCGCAGACTCGATGAGCGTCTGCGCGCCGTCGATCGTGATCGCTCCCGGCTGCACGCCGTTGTCATAGTGGGCGAACGACCCGAGGATGGCGAGACCGGCTGCGGCAGCCGTTCCAGACAGCGCCCCGGCATTGATGTCGTTCGGGCTGGTGACGATCACGAAGGGCTGCGACGCATCTTCGCCCTCGACGAACCAGTAGATCCAGTTGTGGCGAGAGTTCACAGCGGTGGTGAAGTTGACCGCGCCCATCGACGTGCCGGAACCGAGCCGGTAACGATAGAGCGACAGAACAAGGTCGCACTCGGGTGATGCCCTGTTGAGATCAAGACCCCCAAGGTATTCGACGCCGGACGCTGAACCGCCAACTGTTAGGTCGTGCGGGCCATTTGCGGCGCTCGCCGTATCATAGCTCGCGATAACGATATAGAATGACTTGTCATCACCAGCGGGGACCGTGGGCGTGCCGACAGACTGCGATGAATTGCTGGTGCCCTGCGTGCCGGGGACAGGCGTGCCGAGGATTGCTGCTGCCATTAGCTCAGGTCCGGTATCTTGACGATGATGGCACTGCCGCCCGTCGTCTGGTTGTCGATCGAGGCGAGTTCGCTATCGCCCATGGTCGTAGTGTCGAAGCCCGCGCTGGCTTCCGTGCCTTCCTCGATGTCGAAGTCACGTTCTGTGATTTCGGGCGGTAGCGGCGGCGCGATCGTCACGGTGATGTCGAGATCGACGTTGCTGCTGCCGAGCGCACGCAGCTTGAGCACGCCGGTTACGGCGCCCGTGTCGCCATCGCTTTCACCGGTGAGCAACGCGAGGTCGGCAAGCGGGAATTCGTCGTTCACGATCAGCGGTGTGTCGTCGCCGTCGTCGATGTAGTAAATTCCCTTGTCCGGCAGTCCGGCGATGCGGATCGTCGTCGTGTTCGTGACGGAGAGATTGTTTCCGAACGTGATGGGCGCCGAGACTGGAAGTTCGACCGCGTAGCTCTCCACCGACCACTCCGGCGCCGGAACCGCGATGTCGATCGATACGGTCGCGGTCGCCACGTCCGAACCTTCCGAGTTCGTCGCGGTAAGCGTGAGATCGAACGTCTCCGTCATCGGTGCGAGCGCCTGCGCGGAGATTGTGTCCACAAGCGCTGACGCCACGGCGAAAGGCAGTTCAACCGCTACATCGCCGACGTAAACAGCCACGTCATCCGGAAGCGCCGGATCAACGTCGAGAACGTAGGTGGGCGTCGGGTAGCCCGAAGCGCGCGTAAAGCTGAGGTTGGTGACGTCCGTATCCGTAATGTCGTCGAGCGTGCCGGGCTCGCTTGCGAATACGGGGGCGGACGGAGTGGGCGGGGCGCCGCTTCCCATGTTACCGCCGAGATAAAGCCCGAGTGCCAGACAGAGGGCCATCGGCTAGACCCTGTACGAGCCGCTGAGCCGAAGCTCAGACGAGTTTGTGAAATACGTTGCAAAATCCATCGCGGACGAGCCGGTGATCCCGGAGTAATAGAACGCGATTTCAGTCGTGTTCGCGACGACGGAGATGTTCTTCGGGACATTCCAGGCATCGACGTTTGCCGCGTAAACGTCGTGCACGCCACCGGAGAGGGATGCGTTGCAGGTGAAGGGCAGGCCCGCGACGCGGACACTTCCGGAGAGTCCCCCGCCAGATGTCAAAACAACGCGAAGTTCAAAGAACACGCGGTTGCCGATCTTCGTGTAGGAACCCGTCTGCGTCGAATAGGTTATACCAGTGGAAGAGCCGCCGATCGTCACTGTCGGCGTGAATGATCCCTCTTCGTAATCATCGAGCGTATTGGGATCGCTGCTGGCAACGGCGGTGACCGGGAAGCGAAAGGCCTGCGCGCGGAGGATGCCCTGGAACTTCTCGACGACGGCGCCCGCCTCATAGTTGAGGCCGACAATCAGCGAGCCGAGAGAGCCGTATCCGCCGATGGGGTCTTGATAGGCGGGGGCATAAATTGTGCTTACGCGAACGTCGTGGAAATTGTTGTCGTCTACGACAGTATTCTGACCGGCGTTCGTGGTGCCATTGTCGTTGACGGGATGGACGTTAGAGAAGCCGAAATCCGAGGCATAGACATACTTCCCGCCCGAAAGCGCCGTGTCACCCTTGAAGTTGTTGCCGACGACCGTGCAGCTTTCCGCGCCGGAGTTGACAGCGATGGCCGCATAGCCACGGAATGGCAGGATGCCGTCCGATGACCCCGCGTAATAATCGGTGTTGTCGTAAGCGATGATCGATGCAGTATCGATGTTCGCTGTCGTGTACGGCCATGTCGCCCAGCGCGAGGAGGCGGTTGGATCGGCGGGAAGCGGGTTCTGCGATGCGTGCGGAAATTCCAGCGCGTAGACAAGCGTGCCGCTGTAGTTTCGAATCGCATATGCAGGCGGAATCTTGCCCCAGCGGCGGCCGGTATTTCCAATGATGGACACGTAGAACGCCGACTTGTAAATGCCGATTGCGTTGGTGCCGATATCTTCGAAATCGTTTCGCGCTACCGAGCCTCCGATTGATTCCTCAATACGAACACCGATGCCAGCGACATTTGAAAGTTGATTGCCGGACACCGTGAACGCCGCACAGCGGTCGAGCGCGATGGCGTCGGCTGACGCGATCCAGTCTTCCTTCGTCGGGTTGTAGTGATACTGAGGCCCGCATGTGTCGAAGACATTGTCGTTGATTTTTATGCCGCGCGGACGGATCGATTCCGTTACCGATGTTGTGACCGAGCGAACATAGATGACCTGTGCGCAGTAGGCCGATTGGTAGCCGCTGTTGTTAGAAATATCGATATCGGTGGCGGCATCAGACTGAACATGCACACTGCGATCCGAAAGCGACGTGAACACGCAGTTCTTCACGGTCAGGCCAGAAATGGCGACCCCGGCGATGTTGATCGCCGTGTTCCGCAGCGAATAGGTCTGCTTGTAGACCTGACTGTTCGCCGGGTAGTTGAGCGAGCCGTCGAACTCGATGCCAGTGATTACGATGTCTTCAAGGTCTTCAGTTGTGCCGTTCAGGATATTGAACGCGGAATCGTCGGCGATCTTGAGGACAGTCTTTCCGGTCCCGACAAGGTGGACGTGGCTCTTGAGCGAAATCGCGCCATCGACGAGAAATGTCCCGTCCGGAAAGAAGAGAAAGCCGCCGCCGGCATCAGACACCGCGTCAACTGCTGCATTCAGCGCGGCCGTGTCGATCGTCGCGTTGTCGCCTTTGGCGCCGAATGCGGCGTCAGTTACGCTGGTAACAAGGGGAACGCCGAGTTTTTCTTTGATTTCCGCAAGTTCGGCGGCATCCTCGGTGAGTGAGTCCGCGTTCACCAAAAGCGCAGCGCCGCTGATTGCTCCCTGAATTGGATCACGCGTCATCAGCGTTTCACTGTCGTCGAACGGCTTCAGGATGATCTTGTAATCGAGAGGCTGGAGCCAGATCGGGCCGAAACGGCCGTCTGCGCTCGCGACGACCGGATTTGTGTTGGCAAGGCCAGGATCAAGCGAAGGATCAGAATAGGTTGCCTGCGGCGTCGATGTGCCGGACGCATAGAAATACAGCTTGGCGCCCGCGAGAATCTCGCCGGAAAGCCCTTCGACGCTGAATATGCCGGTATCGAAAAGAAGCGCCATGCAGACAACTCATCATCAGATTTTTCCGATGTGGTTGTCTGAACGACTGGCGCGGCCCACTACCGCGCGCACGGACGTGCTGTCGTTAGCGTGTAACTACCACAGGCTTGACGAAACGGCAACCATGAGGCAGGGCTGGGAGGTGATTTTTAAGTCCCTACTGGAACTCCGAAGATCCATTGAGGCGCACCCCTATCGAGCCTGGGCGGCTCTGGCGTTTCTCATTGTCTTCTTCATCGGCCGCCGCTAGGCCGCCGACGCCGAACTCGCCCGCAAGGCGCTGCTGGAGCGCGACCACCTCATTGCGAAGCGCGGGCGTTTTCGCAGCAACCTGCGTCAATTCGCGGATAGCCGCTTGCCTTGCCGCCACATTGCCGGTGGAGGCCGCCTTTGTGGAGCGCGCCAGCCACTTTGCGAACGCGGGAGACGCCATCAGCTTGGCTAGGCCGTACTGACCTGCGCCCGCAATTACAGGCCCTGTCGGATCAATCGGGAGTGTCGCCAGCGTTCCGATCCACGCCACCGCGTTCGCCGTATTCGAAGAGTTCGCAATGCGCTGAGCATTCTTTTGTGCCGACGTTACCTTTGCAAGATCATCCAACGCCGACCTCGTCGCCTTGTCCGAAAACAGGACAGATTTGGACGCATCAGACATGTCGTTCCACTGCGTCACAAAGCGCGCCGGGCTGAACACAGACTTTACATCGTCCTGCGCGCCGGAAGTCGCTTGGCCTAGCCGAGAGATCAGCGTCGCGCGCACCGATTCCGCCTCTTCGGTGGGGAGGTCTTGCAGTAGATCAGTGAGCCGCTCCGCATTGCCGGACTTCTCGGATGCAAGGCGCTCGAACGACGCGAAGACCTGTTCTGCGGCCTTGTCGCCCCTCTTCCCGATAATCGGTTCAAGAACGTCATCGATTTGCTCGACGCGGTTGCGCCAGAACCTGTCGGCAAGCGCATAGGCATTTGCGGCGTCCGCCTTGCCAGCACGGGCGAGGCCCTGCTGGATATCGTTTGTTACCTGATCCAGAATGCCATTTACCCGGCGCTCAATGTCACTCCCGCGCAGGCCCTGCACGGCGAATTCCTGCCTGTAATTGGTGCGAAGGCGACGCAGACCCTCAATCGTGATCGGCTTCGCGCCCGCTTCATCCGCCAAGTCCGCGCGCAGGGATTTCAGGACGTTCAGGCTGCTTGCGGCGGCGTTCGGCGTCTCCGAGAGCGATGCAATCGTATCATCGATTGTGGCGACGGCATTTGGAACGGGGAGTTTCATGTTGCCGGAAAGCTCTTCGGCGATACGGTAAAGATCGCTACCCTTCGCACTCGTGGCCTCACGGAACGATGCGGCGCCGCGCTTGATAGCCGCGCCCGCCTGTTCCGGTGACAGAATCTGGCCAGCGTCCGCTGCGATGCGATCGCGCGCCGCGCCGGTAGACGCGACCGAGCGTTCGGCCGCATCGCGGATTGCGCCCTGTCCGAACGGAGACTGCGCCATGGCGGCGGTGGCGCCTTGAACAGTGCGCCCGCCTACGTCGGCAGGCATGACCTGTGCACCAAGACGCTCCGCAGCTTCCATGACTTCCGTTCCGGGCCTTGGGACCGCCGTGCGCGCTGCGCGCGTTGCCAGCCGCTCGCCGAGTTTGCCCACCCCATACCCCAATGCAGCACCAGCCACACCGCCCGTCACCGCCTTCTCAAGCCGATCCTGCACGTCCTCGCCGCTGCCGAGCCCATAAGCCGCGCCTGACAGACCGCCGACCTTGGCGATCTGCGTGGCGGTCTTCGCGCCCGAGCCGAAAGGGATCATCGCGCCGCCGACAAGTTGCCCCGCGAGGCGAGTGCCTGAATTGTTTTCTTCGTCGTAGCGATCCGTCGCGCGCTCGCGGCCGAGCTGGCGATTGTACGCCCTGCCGACGTTGAAGCCTTTACCCTTTACCGCGTCGATCGTGGCGCCGAGCGGGGCGTATACAGCGGCGGTCGCTTCGTCGGCAAAGCCAGTCGAGAGCACGTCGCCGAGACCGCGCGTCGCCGCGTCCAGCTTCTCGCGAAAGCCGCCCTTGCCGCGACCGGGGGGCGGCTTCTTCTCGGCTTTCGGCGCGCCATAAACTTTGTTCATGGCAGAGCGCATGACGGCCTGTGGCGTACCATCGGGGAACTCGTAGATCGTTCCGTCAGGGCCTTGCACCTCGACAGGCATCAGCGAAACTCTCCCGTGGCGGGGTCGTATACAAGCCGCTTCGGAGCCTGTGCCTGCTCCGTGCTCTCGCCGGCCATGCCGCCATATTCACGCTCAACGTCGTCGAGCATGCGGCGAAGGTTCGAAAGCCGCTCGTCGTTCGCCTCGTCAAACGCCATACGATTCGGCAAAATCTTCTCAAGGTAAATCGCCTCGCGCTCGGTATCGGCGCCGGAGCCCGGCACGCGGAACGCCTGACGAGCGAGCGGCATCATGCCCTGCACCGCTGCGTCGAACTGCTTGTTCTGCGGCGTCGGCAGATACTCCGTCACGCTTCGACCGGAGCCTATGCCGCTCTTGTAAAGCTGCTCCACGCGTTCAAGTTGTTCGCGCAGCCCCCGCGCGGCGGCAACTTTTGCCTTTGCAGCAGACCGCGCCTCTGCGGTCACCCCTACAGCGCCAGCGCCCTTTTGACCCGTCAGGACGCCCATTTCACGGTAGCGCTGAAGTTCTTTCATGTGCTCCGGCTTCAAGGTCTTGCCTTGGGCCGCAGCCATTTCGAGGATCGAGGCGCGCTTTTTGAGAGGATCGTCTGCCATGGTCAGTCAATCAGATATTCGAGGTCGGAATTGTCGGCTTCGCCGCCACCCTTCGCGGCCACCCGCGACTCCCGCTGCCGTGCAAGGCCGAGCGCACCCTGCTTCACGCCAAGCTCTTCACGGCGGAGGCCAAGCGTGTCTTTCCGGTACGCTTCGTCGGCTTCGAATTTCTTCTCCTTGAAGGCGTCCTCGGCGATCTTGTCGAGGTCGCGCCCCTGAATGAGAAGCCAACGGATGCCACGATCGGACAGGTCGGCGCCGCCGATCTGCTCCTGGCTGATGCCCATGCGCGCGAGTTCGGGCGCCACCTCCGCAAGACGGGCGCGACGTTCGTTTTCCGGGAACTGAAGCAGCCATTGACCCGTCGCGGCGAAGGTCTTGTTGATTTCGCCCATGCGCTTGATCTGAGCTTCGTCCATCCGCGAAAGCTGCTTCTGAAGCTCGAACGCCTCTTTTGCGTCGAGCGCCATCATTTCGGAGATGAGTCCCTGATTGGCCTGAAGCCATGTTGATGGGATTTGCGGCTGCCCGGCAGGTGAGGAAGGGAGAGAGGCCTGCGGAGCAGCCGCGCCCGCCGGAGGGAACGTGGCGGCGGGATTCTGGACACGGCTGTAAACGTCGCGGAGGCGGCCCTGCCGTTCGATCTCGGCGTCTTCCTGCTGGACCTTGCGCGCCGTCAGCATGTCAGCGAGACGCGCGCGCTTCGTTTGATCGTACAGGCTGAGAGCGCCGGGCACATCAACTTCGGTGATGCCGAACGGGTTGGCCATCAGTAAATCCCCCCGAGGCCGGAGTTTGGCGCCGAAAAGCCTCCGCCCTGCGAATACAGGTAAGCGGACAGCCCATTGTTGATCGCCGTGTTGATCGCCGATCCAGTGTTCGCGTAGCTCGATGCGCGCGCATTTCCAGCGTTCGCCGCCGCATTCGATGCCATCTGGTTGGCGTTCCCAATGCCGCTCATCATCGCTTGCCCGGCCGCCGTCGTAGAGTTCGTCGCGCTCTGCCCCACCCCGGCCAGAGACGCGAGACGGTTGGCGAAGTTCTCGTATTCGCCGGACGCGTAGTTCTGTGCGTAGCGGGTCAGCGCCTTGCCTGTCGCGCCGGACGTCAGCAGCCCTCGCGCCGCCTGCGACCGCTCAATGGCTTTCTGGCCCTCATCCATGCGGAACTGGTAGCCGGGCGTTGCGGCGACGGCGGCCGACATGTCCAGCTTTTTCCCGTCCTTATTGACGCCGTACATCGACGAAAGCGTGTCGAGCGCCTTGTACCCGGTCTCGCGATACGGCGCATAATCGCTGCGCGCGAGATCGTATTGACGGCGCTCCTCGGCGATCTGTTCGCGGGAAATCTGAGCCTGTTGCGCAGCGGCGTTCTTTTGCGCCTTCGCGGCCTTCGACCCCGCGTACATCGTGGCTCCGGCACCGACGACAGCAGCTCCGGCGATTGCAGCAGCAGGCATTTATGCCCTCCACTCGTAAATTTCGAAAGGTTCAGGGCCAACGCCGATGTCGAACTCTTCGCGGCCAACGTGCGCGAAGCCCGCCGCGCGCGTAAACATGCGAACCGCCTTCGCGTCCGGCTTTACCCGCGTCCATATGTGAGATGCTGAGTATGCGGCCTGCATGATCGCAAGGCCCGTGCGGACAGCGGCAAGCGCCCACGCTCCCCGCCCCTGTGGGAGGATGAACGTGTGCACCTCGTAAACGCCCGGCGCGCACCACGTCAGGCCAAAGCCGCCATACTCCCCGAGCAAAAACACGTTTCTGCCGACAAGGGCCCCAGTAAGGTCGATCGGAAAATCAGGATCGCCGCCGACGTGCGGGCGAATATCGGGATGGTTGACGAGCGCGTTCAGACGCTCCGCATCGAAGCAGCGTTCCAGTTGAACGGAATCGTCAACAAAATCGGGAGCGTGACGCATCGGACCTCAGACATTGCCAGTGGCGATGGTTGTCTGAGTGACCCGGCAGCCCCATCCGCTGCCCGCACATGCGCGTCACGGCGAGAACCATAGCCGAAACGCCGCGCACATTCAACTTGGGAACGCGCTGTTCCCGATCAAATCGTCAATGATCGCCTTGGCCCTCTGGGAAAGAACCTGCACCGCATCGGCAATGGCCTGCACCTCGGCCTGCGTCGGCGGGTTGCTGATGACCGGCGCGGTATATGTCGCGAACGTCGCGCGCGATGCCGTGCCTGTCGCAGCGGTCCAGTTAGGGCCGACTTCAATCTGAACATAGCGGTCATTCAGCCACGTTTCGTCTGCACTGAAAACGCCCGTTCCGCTGTTATAGGAAACGCCGTCAGCGCCGCTTACGGAGTCGCGGGCGCGGTCCTCCGTGAAGAACAGGTTTGTTCCTTCGGTGATGTTGCTCGTGTTGAGGTCGAACGCTTCCGCACCTGTGAGCCGCCCTTGCTGATCGACCGTGAAGGAGACTGTCTGCGTATCTGCTCCGTAGATTCCAGGCGATACGGCTGTGTCTTCGAGCGCGATCGTCACATTGTCGTCCGTAAGCGCTATATCAATGGCGGTTCCTGCGGCGAGCACCTTGTCGTTTGGCAGGATCGTCGTCGCACCCCACGTGATATAGTTCCCCTGCTGGATGCTCTCAACAAGGCCAGAGCCCGCCACGCGCTGGATCGCCGCAAAAAACCGATACCATTCAGGCGCGACATGCCCGCTCTTGTTCAGAATCGGACTGTTTGGCGGGAGAATGCTGAAGCTCATCGGATATCCGCGAAATGGCTCATGACGAACCGGCGCACGGGGTCTGTGATCGTCAGCCGCATTTGACGCTGCCGGAACTGCCCGAGCTTGCGCCAGATCGCGCGGTGGCGATTATCACCGATAAGGCCCATAGATCGCCAAAGTTCATTCGACCAACGCCTGCCGCCGTCGTCCGAATACTGGAGCATGATCTGCGGGTCCGCGCCCTGTCCGCTATTGAGGCCGACGCCGGTTTCGCACAGGCATTCGTAAGCGTACATCGTGACGCGCTGGCGTCCCGCCCCCTCGATCGTCGGCAGGTAGATTTCGCACCGGATCGCCTCGCCGTCCTCCGTATAGATGTCGAAATCCGGCTTGTAGACCTTGCCGGCATAGCCGTCCGTGAGAAGCACCTGCGCGCCGAGCAGAACCGCTCCGTTGACGCGCCAGTTATCGAGTCCGTCCGACTTCCTTTCGTGCCAAGCGCCTGTCGCCATGTCGAAGCACCACGTTCCGACGTCCGTGGTGAGGCAATAGAACTTGTGCCCCTCCTGCGTATAGGTAAATGCGGACCATTCAGACGCCTTGGCGATCTGATACTCAACGGCGTGCGTCGAAATGCGCACCGGAGAATAACCCTCAAGGCGGTAAACGATCAGGTCATCCCCGACAAAATGCACGCTGTTATCGATCTTGACGATCGTGTCTCGCGAGATGCACCCGCGCTCGATAAAGGCGTTTCCCTGCCGCTCGAACGGGAAGTCGCCAGCGCCAGAATTGTACCATATCTCGATGCTCTTCTTCTTGTAGAAGTGCAGCTCGCGGTGATCGTTGATGACGCCGACGATGTTGCTCGGCTCACCCTCTACCGACGCAATATCAAGCGGATCGTAAGCCGTACCGTCGTTCAAGTCCGATATGATGAACTGATTCGTGTCCTTGATCGGCCACACAAAATAGCCGTCAATGAACGCGACGTCGGACACCGCAGGCAGGTCGGGCGGAGTGACGATGACGCCGCCCGACCATACACGACCGAAGCCGGAAGTGGCAATCGCAAGCTCTGACCCATTGTCCGCGATGCGCGCCAAGCCCGCCCCAGGGATCGTGCCGATTTGCGTGGATACGCCGCTGGCCGAAAGGCTTTGAAGGGATGCGCCAGAAAGGATATAGGCGAAGTCCCCCATGACGTGGGAGCCGCGACACGGGCCATCCCCAAGCGTCGCGAAAAGGTCTAGCCCCGGAATCGCCATGACTGCGAAATCGTCGCGCTTGTCCCCGTCCGCGCGCTCCGAATAGCAGTTGACGAGCTTCGAGCCGCTCCATGGAAGCGACCGCCCCTCCGAGTATTGAAGGGCTGGCTTGAGCTTCAGCACCGCCACTCGCCCTGATGGTCAGGCTGCAAGAACAGGCTGGCAGGCTCGTTGTCCCATCCCTTCAGGGACGCGTACAGGTCTTGCGCGCGCGTTCCGACGCCTGCGAGGATGTCTGGAGAAACGCCGTACTTGATGCCGAGCTCGACCGCGAGGTTGTAGCATAGCGCCTGAAGCCATTCCTGCGGCAGATCGGCATCATTCGCCGTGCTGTCGATGTCGTCCATGCGGCGCAGATAGGTCACGTGCAGCGTTTGCGCGGCTGCCGTCGCGGTGGAGGCTGTCGGCCACACGTATAGGCTGCCTGTCGCCACCTGCGGGTCGTAATAGAAGTTCACCGGGACCGACTGGACACTCTTGTTCGGCAGGTCGAAATAGTCGCTGCGGGACAGTTCCGTAAGCGGCGTGTCCAGCGAGCCGGACGTGAGGCGGCGGCGCACCGACAGCACACGCATGGGCTTCGATGGGAAAAGCGAAGCGAGCGCGTAGGATGCCTGCCCGGCGACGAGCGTCACCGCAGGCCCCTCCGTCCGTGTCCAGAGGTGATCCTGCGCACCCCACGTCTTGATTAGCAGGTTCAGCGACCGCTTCGCGCGGTTGTACATGTCGGCGCTGATCGGCTCGCCCTCTGAACCGACGCCGATCAGGTCGAACGCCTCGACGATGATCTCATTCGCGCTGAGATTGAAATTCGTGCTGCCCGACGTGCTCACAGATCACCCCACCGATTGCGCTTGATGGCGGCAAGGAGCTTTGCATCGTCCCGCGCCGCATCGATCGGGATTGCTTTCAGCAGCGTACCGCCCTGCCACACCTCATAGGCTTGGCCGTCCTGAGACTTCCGCCCCTCGATACGCATCAGAGGTCATCCTGTGTTACCGCCACCGACAGGAACTGATCCGGCTGCTCCGGGCGAGAAACACTCAGGCTCATGTCGTCGCGAACGCCGCGCACGAAATCCTGGGGGTTTCTCTTGTCCACGAAGCGCCGATCGACATACGCGCCGTCCCAATTCCGAACGAGGTCCGTCACTGGAATCTTGAAGCCCGAGAAATCGCAAATCGCGTTAGCGGGCTGCGGGTGTATGTCCTTCGGCATCAGTACAGCGCCACAATCTCGTCCGCGGTCGTGGCTGCGAGGACCATGTCGACCTGAATTGGAAACTGGACTCCGGCGGGGACGTTCGTGAACGTCACCGAGCCACCGCCGACCATGCGGACAGCGAGGTCTCCGGTCACCCCGATCCAGAGACCTCGCACCCCCGCCGGAAGGATCGTGCTGTCGCTCGGCGTTACCGCCGCTGCGTCATGCGCGGAGCTGATATCCTTTTGAATACGGCCAGCCATTGGGCGTGCTCCTACTGCTTGCCGTCGTCGCTGAAGATGTAATTGATCAGGACCGTCGTGGTGCCGCCCGTGGCGGCGGAAGCGCCGACCTTGCCGTAGATCGGTGTATCGACCGTCAGGGCAATGCCCGTCAGGGCGCCGGTTGCGTAGGTCAGCGTAAGCGTGTCCGCGTCCACCTCGTTCGCAATACCTGCATTGCTCGCGGCGGTTCCGATGTCCACGGTCGGGCTTGACCCGCCCGTGCCGCCGCCAAGCGACTGCACGCCGAGCGGGATAGCGCCCGCCGGGAGTGTGCCGAGCAGAATCTGCGAGGAGGAAGTCGGATCGAAGCTGGCCTTCATTACCAGCACAGGAACGCCAGCGAAGCTGACGCGCGAGGCGCCAGCGTTGCGGATAGGATTACGGAAAGTCGTGCGCGCCATGCGTCTAGTCTCCTAGTCGGGAAAACCCGTCGTCAGCGGCATTTGACTAGGAGACGCCATGAGCCGAAGCATGACGATGGCTGCTTATACGATAGCCACGCGCAAAAGAAAAGGGCCGAGCATGAAGCCCGGCCCCCGAGATTCGCCTGAGAAACGCGTCAGGCGCCCATACCGTTGGTGTAGAGCCCGCGCCAGTCAGTCCAGCCGACGCTGTAGCGCTCATAACCCTTGTACTTGACGTTCGACGTGTCGAAATCACGGTCCTGAGCGAACTCCGCAGCGACACGCTGGAACAGCTTCATTCCCTGCGGCGCATTGGTGCGGACAAAGAACGCGTCCGTATCGGTCAGGTAGTGGTTGACCTTCACACCTTCGGGGAACAGGCCCATCGCGCGCAGTGCATTGATCGCGTTGTTTGCCGTGTCATTCTGAAGCTGAGACTTCAGAATGCGCGTGGCCTCGAACGCAAGCGCAGGCGGCACGATGAGTGAACGCGGCTGAAGGGCGATACGCAGCCCCCGGCTGTTCGTCGCGTTCATGATCTGAATGCACAGATCCTCAAGCGCGGCTTCGGAAAGATCAGCCGCCGTCGCAAGACGGTTCGCCTGATTGCCCGAAAGCGTCGGGTGAGAAACGGACGAGAGAAGTGCGCCGTCGCCGCCGGTATAACCGGAGGTCTGGGCGCGATTGTACACGTTCGCCGCGACATTCTCTTTCGTCTGACGGAACGAGAATGCAAGCGCCTGCGTGCGGGTGACGCCCTTCTTTTCGTAAAGGTTGTCATCGATTTCCTCGCGCGTGATGATGAAGCCGAGCCCGTAAGCGATGTGCGTGTAACGCGTCACCGTCTGCTGGCTCTCTTCGTCGTACACAACGCTCGAACCCTGCTGCTTGATCGGCGCGAGGCCGAATCCAGTCAGTTCGACGTCTTCCTCGTAGTTCTTCTCCGAGGTGTCGATGTCGAAAAGGTCCGGATACTCCTTGGAGTGCTCCTTGTAGTCGCGACCCCAGATGGCATTCAGTCCAGGCCAAAGTAGCTTGGGGACATTGCCGGTGGAAATAACAGCCATTGGTCAATCTCCCTTTATGCGCCAGCGACCTGGTTGGCGAACTGGTGGCGGTTGATGCGGACAAGCCACTTGGCGTGCTCGCCAACCTCGTTGTCTGCACGGTTCACAAGCCCGACGATCTGGAGGTCGAGCGTGTTGGTGGACGCTTCGCCAGAGTTGTTCAGCTCGACGCCGGAATAGCCGGTCACGGTCGAGCCCGAGCCGACCACGAAATTGGCGTTGAGGCCAATATCGGCAGCCGCCAGAGCCGTGCCGCCCGAGACTTCCTGAATTTCGAAAACCGTGTTCGGGTTGGTCTCGACAAGCAGGATGCGGACAGTTGATCCAGCCCGGTACGTGAGGCTGTCGCGGGTGTCCTGAAGGACGCCGACGACCACACCGACGACAACGTCGCCGGTCGCCGCCTGATCCACGTCGGCAAACACCTGCCCGTTGATCGTCTGCGACGTGCCGGAGAGCTTTACCGGATCACCGATGAAAATAGCGGTCGAATCCCCAGATGCAGTCGAAAACTGCATGACGGAGGCGTTGTACGGCTGACCGCTGAGGCCGCTGCGGGGAATGAATCCGCGCGCGCAATCTGCATTCGCCATAAAGGCACCCTTTGCGTTTTTGGTGAGCGCATCGGGTGCCGAAAATGGAAAGGAAGGCCCCTAGCGTTCGACCTTGATCGAACCTTGGCCGTAAGCGTTCTCGGATGAGTTCAGACGGCCGGTGAAATCGCGCCCCGCCTTGATCGCTTCATCGATCTGCGAGTTATGCGCTTCCTTCTCCTGGGCGCCCTCGGCGTAAAGCTCTTCAGGGGTTTCCATGAGGTATGCTCTCAAAGGTTCCCCGTTCTTCTTGGTGCCTACAAGGCGGGAGACCCGAGAGCCAAGGGCGTCTGACTGAATGCCCTGCTCGTGGACGAAGTCATACGCGAGTTCCTGCATATTTGCAATACGGTTGTCGTCATCGTTGACGAACCTGCGAATATACCCGGGACGCGATGGCGCATCGAGCTTCAGCGCGGCCACCCCGATCGATGCGCGGCGACGGCGCTTCTTGGGCTCGACGGCGGCTTTTCCAGGGGCTGCGGCTTCTGGCCACTGAGGCGCAGTTTCAGCCTTCGCCTCCTGCGGCGGGCGGCCTCGGCGGCGCGGCGTATAGGTATCATCCACCATTTGCGAAGTAGTCCTTTGCATAAGCGTTGAGGTCTTTGAACAGCCCCATCTTGACGAAGCTCTCGCCCTGCCTGCGGGCAACGGCGTCAAGATCGGCGGCGGTTTTCGTTCCGGCGCGCGGGCGCACGTTCGACGGCGCCTCGACGGGCGAACGTGGCTTCGGCTTCGGTTGCGCGAGGCCGAAAAGCTCCGGATAGCGGTCGCTATACCGCTCCTTCACCTGCTCAGCGATCCACTCGAAATATTCATTCGGCCCCATTTGGGACTTGTCGAGCGGTGTCTTTCGACCCACGGCATCGGCGTATTCCGTGGCAAGCTTCGCGGCCCGAGATTCACCGTCGTACCACTCGTTTTCCTCCTTGAAGGAAATGAAAGCCTCCGCCGTGTCGGCCTGACTGACCTGATGGTTGCCGTCTTTCTGAAGGTCGTTCAGGTCTTTTTCGGCGGCCTCGAACGCCTCTTCGTCACCGGTTCTCACAGCTTCACGCTGGCGGGCCTTGATCTCGGCCATCGCACGATCATACCCGCGCTGCTCGGACTTGCTGAAGAAGTCGCGCGCCTGATTGATCGTCTTTTCCATGCCGGAAATGCGCTTCAACAGCGCCTTGTTCTGGGCCTTCAGGATCGGCATCATCTGCTCGCCGCGCTCGACGAACGTCTTGGCGTCGATCCACTGCTTTTTATCGCCCTTGAACTCCTCTTCCGGCGACCAGCCCATAGCCCGCGCATCGGATTCCCAATCGCGCTCGCCGGCCTGCTCCTCTTCCTGCACCTCGCCCTCAGTGGACGCGTCCTGTTCGAGCTGTTCAGTGCTCATGCTTCCATCTCCAGCAGCGCCAGAACGTCAACGTCCCGGCAAATGCGATAGTCCGCGCCGTCGCGGCCCTTGTGGAGCTTCCCGGCGTACTGCTCCATGACGACACGGTCGCCTGGCTTCGGCTTCGCGGCACGATCGCCCCAATCGGCGAAAGCATTATCTCCGACCGCGACAAGCGTGGCGCGGGTCTGCGCGTACATGTCGCGCTCTTTCACCTTGTCCGGCATGATGATGCCGCCCTTCGAAACCTCCTCGACGGGGTCAGGATAAATCAGGATCGCCGTATCGAGGGGCGTGTATCCGCTGGTGTTCATTCTTCCTCTCTCTCCACTCCGTAGAAATTCGCGATGTCGTCAGAGGACAACTCCGTCAGTTGCCCCATCAATGCCGCCCCCACCTGGTCCTCCGGGTTCATCGGCGCCCCCGAGGCCCATTTCTCCGCCATCGTCGCCCGGTAGTCCTTCAGGTAGGCCCGGAATGCCTCCGTCCCCGGGTGGTCCCACCAGCGGCTGAACTCCTCCCTGCTCGTCAGCAAATTCATCTTCGGCCCCTTCCATTCCTTCCTCGGCCGTTTCTTCGGCCACCTGCCGTGCCAGATCGCCGCCGATCGTCGCCAAGTCCTGTGCGAACTTCATCATCTCAACCTCACCGGTTGTCGCCGCGAACTGCGCGATGTTGAGCGCCGTCTGCGCGAGAGAGGACGCCGTCTGAGCGTCCTTTGCGCGAATGTCGGCCTCGTTGACCTTCATATCGCTCTGCGTCTTCTCGCGCTCGTTCTGCTGCTTCATGCCGTCGAGAAGCAGCTTCGGATCGGGCGGCGGCGGTTCGACGTTCAGGAGTTCGCCGACGTCAGGAATGCCGCCAGCCTCAAGCGCACGGCGAAGCACGACCTGCTGATTGACCATCGGATTGCCGAAGAACTGCATGAGGTACTGCGCCCGCGCCATTTTCTGAATGTCACTGACCATCGTCGGGTCGGACACCGGGATGACGTCGAGGTCTCTTTCCTGATAATCGTCGCGGCCAACGGCACCGGTCTGATCGTTGAGGTTGAAATACTCTTCCTCATCCAGAAACATGCGGTTGAGGTCGAACAGGATTTTGAGTTCATCGCGGAACGAGCGGTGGATGCGCTTGAAGATCGCGGACATGACCTTCATGCCCTGCTCGATCTGGGCAAGCGTCGTTGTCGCGGGCGTGTTCGCGGTCGGCGCACCGCCCGTCATGATGTCCTGCGTCGCCGTGATGTCCTTCGCTGCCTGAATCAGCATCTGGAGCAGGCTGAACAGCACGGAAGACGGTCCGTTGAGCGCGAGCGGGAAAATGTTGTCGCGCAGCGTGCCGCCGGTCACGTCAACGCGCTTCCATTCGCCCTGCTTGAAGCGCGTCGCGCCGGATTTGATGTTGATCCCGGATCCGACAAAGCCGCCCTGCGTGTTCTGTAGCGCGCCCGCGTCGAGCATCTGGTTTATGGTCGTGTCAATCGCCGCGTTCAGGTCTTCGAGGATCGTGCCGAAGCCGATGTCGTAGAAGGCGCCATCAGGCGACGGGATGAAGCCGTACTTCACGACATACTGCTTGCGCTCGATGCGCGCCACTGCGCCGTCAGGGCCGATGATAACGCCAGACTCGTCGAAACACGGCACGATGCGTGCGACAGCGCCTTCCTTGGTCAGCGTGACGACGTAAGGCTCGGGATATCCATCCTCGTCGAGGTCGATGAGCCGGAACTGTTCGAGATACTCGCCGTAGCTGTCCTCGTCGTTCGTCTTGTCGTCGTTATCGATCGGCACCTCGCGCCAGATGCCATTCCGGATGCGCTCGCGGACTTCGTATGGGTAATAGCGCAGGATGTGCGTGTAGCGTGGCGTCGATTCGAGTGACTTGGCCCAATAGCTGACCACGAAGTCGTCGGCGGGGATCATCGTCGAGCAATTCGTGCCCGCGATCTTGTCGTAATATGTCTTGCGGAAAACGCACCCGACGATCGGCAGCATCAGCAGCAGGCGGTCGGTGTCGTCCTCCCAGCCCGGCATCTTGAACAGGAGCTGCCACGACATGTGGCGACCGACGCGATCGGCGCGGTTCTGCTTTTGGCCATCCGGATCCGGGCCGATCACGCGGCCCTTGACGAGATTCGAGCCGTCCACGATCGCGGGGTACGCGCGCGCCTGGAACTGGATCGCGGCGACGGCGACCAGCGGAAACTTGACGTTCGACGCATTCGGCCACGGAGTATTCTTCGCCTCGCGCACCTGCATGGCGATTTTCATGGCGCGATCGTATCGCGCCTTCCAGTCCTTGCGGCTCGCCTCGTCGATCTCGTACTCGGAAACGGCTTTCGTGCCGACCTCAAGCAGCTTGGCGTCGTCCAGCAGGTCGGCGACGTTATCGGCTTCGAGGATGGCCTGAAGCGTCAGCGGCCCGGTTTCGGCGGGCGCCTCCTCCTCTTCGAGAATGATTGCGGTTTCAGCCATCCCTAATACCCCGTCACGTTGCTGCGGCCGTCTTCGAGCCAGTCGTCGTCCCAATTGTCATTCGCGAGGTCGCGCTCGCGGGGCTTGCCCATCGCGAAGGTGCGGAAGGCGTCGGCCGGATCGCTTGCCCAATCGTGCAGCGGCCGGTCGTTGTAGGCGCGCAGCTTCTCGTTCCATTCGCGGCGGTATGAGCGCAGCGCGTCGAGCCCCTGCGCGCACTTCTCAGCGTCGAACATGCAGAGGGGGATCAGCTTGCGGACTTCGTTGATATCGTTCGCCACGCTGCCCGTGCGGGGCACCACGCGCACATTCTCAAGCCCAAGGTCGCGCAGCGTCTCTGCATAGGTCGCGGCGTTCGGCAGGCCCTTCTGGACGTGCCCGGCGTCGTGCGGAACAAGGTGTTCGCCGTACACGTAGGCTTTGCGGTGCCCGTCGCGCAGCTCATGCACGTAGTAGTCCGGGCCGCGCCCGTTGCTGGCGAGATAATCGATGACAGCCCATGCCGCCCCGGTCCACTGCACGAACCATATCGCGGTCTGGTCCGAGCCGCCCAAGTCCCACGCCGTGTGCACCTGGCGCATGGGGTTGTGCGGGACACGCGTAATACCGCCCTCGCGCTCCAGTTTGTCGATTGTGCGGGCGTAATAGGCGCCGGGAAGAGCGGCCGACCACGAGGTCATATACTCCTGATCGAATATCGCCTCGCCGTCACCTTCGCCGCGCTCCTGAATAAGTTCGCGCCGCTCGTTTTCGAGCACATCGTCACTGAATACGCCGGTATCGAGGGCTGTCAGCCTCTCGCAGAACCATTCGTTGGACTCGCGCGCCATCTCGAACATGCGATAGGCATGGTTGCGCCCGCGTGGCGTCGTGATGAAGATCGCCCAGCCGCCGTTCTCGGCAAGGATCGGGCGAATCAAGGACCATGCCTGCGGGTCGGACAGCGCCCACTCGGAGAACACCACGCCGATCGGCGGCGTGCCGACAAGCGCGTCGTAATTGTCCGATCCGATCGCCTGCCACGTCGAGCCGCACTTGAACCGGATCAGCATGTCTTGATCGCGCGTCGTCTCGCGTAGGGCGTTGGGGAAGGCGTCGTCGATGCGCCTGCGGCCCGTGCGCGGGTTCACGGCGTCCCAGATCGCCTTTCTGGCCTGATTGTGCTGCGGGAGAAGATGCCAGTACACTCCGACGCGCTCATGGGCCGCACAGGCGGCGTAGTGCAGCGACAGGTCGTCCTTGCCGTGCCTGCGGGGCCATATCGCGATCGCGCGGCGTCCACCATCGTGCAGATAGCGCCACAGCGGCTCCTGATAGTCGCGCGGTTGCCAGTCGTTTGGGAGGTTGATAACGGTCACGGCTTGTTCACGTTGACCGTGACGCCGCCGGAGTGTTCCAGCTTGTCGGTGAAGAGCTTCAAGTGCTTGCCGAGAAGCTCGGCCCCCTTCAGAACGGCGGCCGGCTGGTACTCTTCGGCGCTCTGGCAGCGCTCAATGGTCTTGCGGATCGTGTCGAGCACATAGTCGGCCGTGATCTCGGTGCGCTGTGAGCGGGCGTCCATTCCAGCTTGGACGGCTGCTGCGATTTCAGGTTTTTTAAGGATTTCGTCGCCGATCTGTCCGGCAGTCTTTACACTATACCCAGCTCGTATCGCGGCCTGCGTGGCGTTCAGGTCCACGAGGTACTCTTTAACGAACATCTGCTGTTTGGCGGTGAGTGCCACCTGACTGTCGAGCCTCCATTGCTACGCTCGACGGTCCAGATATGTCATTCTTGAGCCCCGCAACACGGGTTAAAAATTCACCGCGCCGATTTTTTCGAGGTCGCGCACGATGCGCCTCGCCGACCGGTAGTCATGCAGCCCACAGCGCCGAGCGATCTCGCCGAGCGATATGCGATGCCCCTCCGATGCTCGCTCACATAGCTGGTCGAGTACCTGCTTGCGGCGGCGTGTGATTGCGTTCCGTGGCCGACCCCTGTTTTTCACCCCTACCACTCCTCATCCCTGCCAAAGCCAACCGGAGGCTGCACGCGGTAGATCGGGTGGCCGTCGACATTGACCAGCCCCGTATTCACCTCGGCGCGATCATCGACGTAGACGCTCGACGGACGCGGGCAGTCGTCGCTGTCCCATTCGCCTCGCGGTCTGATTGTGTATCTCGCCATGCCCCACCCCTGTCCGAATGCCGATTATGCCGAAACGCAAAAAGGCGACCGAATGCACGGCCGCCGAAAGCGTTTAACGGAATGATTCTGGCATGCCCCAATCCCGAAGGTGCACGCCGCAGGTCAGGGCTTTTTGATAGACGAAATTGATGCTGAAATCACGGGAAAAGCTAACCGGCAAACCGATTGCTGACCGACAGGAAAAATGTCGGTTTGGTTTTCGTTTATAATCAATATGTTATTACCTAATAATACTAACCGACAATATATGATGGTATAAAATAAGTTATCCACATCTCTACTCGGCGAACCCCATTTCTATGGTGTAAATATTCATGGGGGCGTGTCGGTTTGGGCGGTAAGCACAATCGGCAGATTTCTGCCATTTATTGAGCGTCGGTTAGCGATGTCCGTTAGCCTAACCTGCATTTTCCTATATACATATACAAACTAGGAAAGTATGTTTCGCTTGTATATAAAGGGAAATGCGATGCAAATATTCCAAATGAGCGAAAGTGAGTTCGAAGAAATCAAGCGCCGCCCTCCGCGTGGGCGGGAGGCGATATACCCGTTCAAAAAATTGAAGATAGGAGAGGCGTTTTATATCGACCTGAAAGAGTATCAGGACCGCAACGGCAAAAGCAGAACCTATCGCGATTTGAGAAGCGCGCTCAACTCATCCGCGCGTCAATACAAGCCTAAACGCTTCTCGATCATGCGCAGGCTTGATGGATTTATAGCTCTCAGAATGAGCTAATCTATGTCGTAATAGACTCGCTTCGGCCGACCTGATTTCCCATCTGCGCGCTTGATCTCATCCACCCGAATGGACCCGCCTTCGGCGAGAAAATCGAGCGCCTCATTGAGTGTGCGGCGGCCACCCATGAACCGTGCCTGACGGAATAATTCTTCATGCTCGATCCCAGCGCTACCGGCATCGGCCACGAGCTTCTGCAGACGCTTGAGCTTCGCCTCACCATCGCTGTCCGCGACGCGCTCCTTGACCTCTTTCATGAGCGCCTTCACGGACTCGGAGGCGATCAGGTAGCCCCATTCGATATCCGCCTCGGTGAGCACGGGGCGCGCCGGGTTGTCACATATGGACTTGATGAGCGCGACCTTGGCCGCGTTCTCGGCGAGACGGGCAATGACCGACGTGATGTGTGTGCCCTGATGCTTGCGCAGCATGTCGGTCTGCTCTTCGCGGAGAGCGCGGGCACGGTCGCGTGCGTGCGTATCGGCATAGGGCACGGTGTAGGGCTTGGGGCGCTGTGCGGCGCCCTCACCGAGCGGGAAGGCAATATGGCCCTCAGCGCCCTTGGAAACCGCCTTGATATGCTCGACGAGCGCCTCCGGGAAGTCGACGGGCTCGATATCGAAACGCGGGTTGGGGTAGTCGTTCGGACTCTTGAAAATCAGCATCCGCGCGAGGCTGCCGTCCATGACGTTGCTTGACGACAGCGAGGACCAGAACGCCGAAGGCGTGGTGACGCCAAACAGGCAAAGGCATGGCTGCTCGATGACCTCGCGTGGCTTTTCTTCCTTGTTCGCGTATTCCGTGCCGAGAAAGGTGGCGTCCGACATCGAGTAGAACTCGGTGAGGTTGTCGAGGATCTCGGTCACATGCTTCGGCGAGCGCCTGCGATCTGCGGCCGCGGCGACGAGAAAGCCGATTTCATCGATCGGGAACAGGATGGACGGCGACTTGGCGACAGCGGACAGCAGGCCGGATCCGGACGCGATCTTTGAACCGCCTACGTACTTCGCGAGCCCTGCCGCGATCATGAGGCGGGATGTCGAGCGCAAGGGATGATCCTTGCCGCCGCCGGAATCGGCAATGCCGATCGAATAGATGTTGGTGCGGAGCCCGGTAGGGCCGGCATAGCGACGCCCGGCAACAGCGCCGTACATGGCGATGGCGGCGCCGAGCGTAAGCCACGGCTGGGGACTTGGGGCTGTCTCGGTGACATGGTCGACAAAGGCGCGCAGGCCGCCCGTGAGGCCCTTTAGCCATGCAGGGGCGGATGATGAGGCTAGGATCGGTTGGGCGGGCTCTGGCGCCGGCGCTGAGCCCGTGCGCTTGTGGATATTGCTGATCAGCTCGTCGAGGTTGAAATATTGGTGCCCCGGCTTGGGGCCGAGCGTTGCGCCCTCCTTCGGACCGTCGGCGCGAACAAGGCCGATGGTACGGGCAACGGCGCGCTTGGGATCGCGCTGATCGAGGTAGTGCGCCGAGACCGGATTCGCCGGGTTGAGCAGCACGCCCATGATTGTCTGATCGTCAAACCCGTCGTTCGCCATGAGGCGCGCGGCCGCGAGGCCGTCACCGGAGCGGTCGGCGCCCGGAGGCTCCGATATGGCGAGCCGAACCGGATCGAGCGCAGAAAGGCCAAGGTCATCCGGCGTCTTGAACTGAACGAGCGCGGGCAGGTTGACGTGCGCGTGCTGGGCTTCGACCCGCTCCTTTGCGGGCGGGAACGCCGCGGCAAGCTCTTCGGGGGTGTAGACGGTTCCATCGTCGTCGCGGATAACGCTAGCGAGCGCGGGCTTACGGCCCCTTGCCTTCTTTTTTGCGTCAGGCCAGTTGATGCTGCCAGGCACGCGCATCAGCCGATCGATGTTCTGGCAGGCATCGGCGTCGAACAGGTCGCGGACCTGCGTATTGATCGCTTCGATACTCACGAGGTTCTGGCACGACGCGCCAAGGCGCCAGAACGCCTGAAGTCCGCCGCCGCTGTCGATGACGAAAGACGGTGGCGTGGTCAGGTTTTCCAAAGCCTCGATGACAAGGCCCTTGTCGAACGCGCCGCCTGTTTTGGGCGGATCGATGTCGACGTGCACGAAACGCGCGCCGGTGATGTCCGCCTTGCTTGGCTTCTTGTCGAGGTTCTTCCGCACGGAGTTCACCGTCCAGTAGATGTTGGCCCCGGCATCGTTTTCGATCGACGCCCATTCGGACGCGTTCACGAGGTTGGAACCGAAATCGCGGCCCTTGATGGCGTTCGTATGGGGGTTGATCGAAACCAGATGAATCTGGTCGAGGCTGCCGAGAAAGGCTTCCGCGGCGACTTCATTGAAGCTGGCCATCAGAACGGCACGTCGCCGCTGGCGCTGAATTCCTGAATCTTGCCGGTCGCGTTGAGATAGACGCCCGCGATGAGGGCTCGCCATTCCTCATGCGTCATGGTCGCAAGATCGGTTTTCCCGAGACTTTCCAGATACTCGCCGGCCATGTCGCTGGCATGGTCGATCGCTTTTTCTTCCCAATCGCTAAGATCGGTCATGACTTGCCCCTTGCGTAAAAAGATGATGTCGAGACAGCGCATCGAGCAGGCCGGAATCGCCGGCTCTTTCGTGTAAGGCTTGCTGTACGCAAAGCCCCGTCCTGCCCGTTTGCAAACTGCACATTGACCCCTCAAAACTTGCCCCTAACCTCTGGTATTAAGCCGCCTTCGACTGATGCCGCCGGTGCGCTATGATCTCGGTGAACTTTCCGTTTTTCTTGACCCTGATTTGATCCGCCGGACTGATTTCGCGCTGGCGCATCATCGCCTCTGTGCACGTTCGCGGAATCGGCGCGTTCGCATGACGCAGCCACCAGCCTTCGGCCTTGCTGCGCGCGTAACCCTCATGCTCAAGGCATATCCATTCGTTATGGCTGACGAGCCCGGTGCGGTACGTCACCTTGAACGAAATCGGCTTGCCCGGCTTCTCGTGCAGGCTGAACGACACGTCGTCGACATCCAGCCATTCGGGCGCCTGCGCCATGATAGGTGCGGCCTCCGGCGCTGCGAACACCTTGCGCTCGATGGGCGGGAACTCATGGCCGCACTCAGGGCACGCCAGCACCGAGACAGCGCAAATCGCCTCGCACTGCGGGCAGTATTTGATGAGCGGGTCGCCCTCGCCTTTGCCCTTCTTACGGTCGTCCGGCAGGTTCGGCTCATCGAACGGCCCGTGCCTGCTGATGTTGCCGCCGAAGTCTAAAATCAAGCAGTTCTCTTTTTGTGGGTGCAGCCGCGTCCCGCGACCGACCATCTGGATATAAAGCCCGGTTGATTTCGTCGGCCGCGCCAGAACGATCATGTCGACGTGCTTGGCGTTGAAGCCTGTCGTCAGCACGCCCATCGAAACGAGGCAGCGAATACGCTGCGCCTTGTAATCGGCTATGATCCTCGCCCGCTCGCCGGGGGCGGTGTCACCGAATATCGTGGCAACGGAAACGCCGCGATTGGCAAGCTCATTGGCGAGCGCCTGGCAGTGTGCGACGGTGCACCCGAACACCAGCCACCCGCGCCGATCGTGCCCCGACGCGATGGTCCGGCTTACGATGTTGTCGATGGCCTCGGGAGCGAGCGCAGGCACCTCAAGCTGGCTGGCGATGAAATCGCCGGCGCGTGTTCCGATTCCTGCCGTGTCGATCTGCCAGTTTTCGAAGTAGCTGACGGGCCGGCTGAGATAGCCCTGATCGATCAGGTCGCGGACGTTTGTCTCGTGCGCGATTTCATCGAACAGCGCACCCTCGCCCTTGTGCAGCAGGCCGCTATCGAGCCGGAACGGTGTGGCTGTAAAGCCGATGATCTTGAGGTGCGGATTGATCTTTTTCAGGTCGTCGAGAAAGCGCCGGTACATCGTGTCCGAGCGCGCCGGGATAAGGTGCGCCTCGTCGACGAGAACCATGTCGCATTCCTGCACCTGATAGGCGCGCTTGTAGACGGACTGGATAGAGGCGAATAGCAGCCGCGAATGAAGCTGCCGCTTGTTGAGGCCGGCGGAATAGATGCCAGCGGGCGCATCCGGCCATAGCGACAACATCTCCTGCGTGTTTTGCGAAACCAATTCCGCGACGTGCGTTACGACCAATATGCGCGCGCGGAAGTCCATCTCGAAAACGCGGCGGCACCATTCGGCAATGACAAGGCTCTTGCCCGCCCCGGTCGGCAGCACCACGACAGGGTTGCCGGTCGAGCGGGTGAAATAGCTGTAAAGGTCGTCGAGCGCTTGGGATTGGTATGGGCGGAGGGTTAGCATTGGGTGGCACCCCCATCCCGCCAGATCGCGCCATCCTTAAGACGGTACTCAACCCAATCGTCTCCCGCGTCGATCTGCTCACCCTGAATGAGCGACGGCAGATAGAGGTGCGCCGGACAGCCTGCGCGTTGCTCAGCAACGGCGAGGCCCTTATCCCACCGCGCGCAATGCCACTCGCCGCCCGGCGCTGGGGTTGCATGGAGACACGTCCTGCAGTTGTTCTCGGCGAGCGCGCCTTCATGACAGACAGCGGAATGGTCGCACCAGCGGCAAATATACCAGCCGGGACTTTCGCTGATTTTCGTCGGCGCAGACTGCGCGGCTATGATGGCCTGCGCGCGCGCACGGAGCCGCTTCGCCTCTTTCGGGTCTGCGTTCGTGCGGATTGACATCCAGCGCCGCGCGCCCGGCGTACAGACGACCATGTAATGGCGGTCGAGGTCCGCATAGTCCATGTAGAGGACGGCCTGCGCGTAATAGGTGGCGTTCCATGCACGAAGCGCCAGCTTCTCGCCGACCTTTTCGATGGCCTTCTCAAGCTCGCGGAACTTGGCATCGGACACCGCCTTGATTTCGAGGACGTGCCATGTCTTCGGCGCCTGAAGCAGGCCGAGAATAACCCCGTCCATGTGGCCACGGAAATGGCCTTCGAAATCCTCGAAGCCGAACTGCCGGCCTGTTTCGGGGTGCAGGTCGTGGACTTCCAATTCTCCGACGGACTTCAATCGGGCGACGGCAACAGCCTCTGTGGCATGTCCGTCATGAAACCGCTTGATGGTCGCGGCATCGAATCGCTTTGGGCTGGCCCAGCGGAACCCGTACCAAAGCTGACGGTCGCATTCGGCGCCGATGGCACTCATGCCCATATAGGGGCGATGAGGTATGCTGTTTTCCGCCGTTTCAAGCGCCCTGTCAGCAAGCGCTAGAGTTGGATCGGGTATTTGCGGTAGTGCTACCACGCCGCATCCTTTCGCAAGTCAGGTGTGGAAGTGGCAGGCGGGACCGGGAACCTTTGGTCAGGGCTTTGGTCCCGCCTGCTGCGCCTTGATCAGCCGGCCCGCTTCCACGGGAGACCGGCAGGCTTTGCAGCCTGCTGCTGCGTCTGCTGCGTGAAGCCGGAACGCTGGGCCTGCGCCTGCATGGGCTGCACATTATCGGGCACCGGCTTGTAGCCGCCGATGCTATTCGATGGGCCGTAGGTCTTGCCGTTGACCGTGCGCTCAGGATCGACCTTCACTTTGACAGCCATCGGCCGCAGGTGAAGATCCTCACTATCTGCCACCGTCAACACGCCGACAGCGTGGCAGATTGCCGAAAGCGTACGCTGTGCGATTTCGACCGCCTGCGCGTTCTGGTTGACGAGGTTGAGGCGGTCGAACAGCTTGCGCCCGGCCTGATCTCCGTCGAGGATTTCAAGCTCCAGCTTCAAAAAGGCGCCATCCTTTTTGCTGTTGTCCTGCATTTCCGAACTCGTGATCTGCGCCACGTAATCGCCGGGCGGGATCACTTCATAAGTGCCGTTCGGTTCGACTTGCGTGGCGTCGAACGTGCCACCGAGATTTGCCATTTGATATTCCTTTCGTCAGTTGCACCTAGGCCGCTTCAGCGGTGGCCTCATCCGCATGCGTGTCGGCCTCTGGCGGCGAAATTGCTGCCATCAGATCGTTCCACGACATCTTGATTTCCGGCGGAAGCCGGTAACGGTTCTTGGCGATGAACGCCGGGCGCTCTTCAGTGTAGAGTGTCCGCTCGCCGCGCCCGATCGCGCGCGTCACCTTCTGGTTAAAGCCGACATCGGCCTTGGTCGTCGCGACCTTCCAGTTGGCGAACAGCACCATATCCGCATGCTCTTGAACGAGCGCAGCGGCACGCGACTGGAGCTTGATGACATAGCGGTCGTAAGGTTCGGTTTCCGGGCTGTCGAACCGCTTGATATCGGTGTGCGCGGTCTGGATGATGATCATGCCCTTGTCGTCGCGGAGGGCATTGATCGCGTCGAAATACTCACGCCAGACCGTGAGTGTCGCGATATAGCCCTTGCCGTATCCAGGCTGCTCGATATCGGCCCATCCATTGCGCCGGCATGTCTCCGCCCAGATGAGCGGCTCCAGCCAGTCGAGACTGTCCACCACGACCGCGCCGAAGTCGTTCTCTTCGGTGTAGAGAGCCTGAAAGGCTTCCATGACATCGGAGAAGGACTTCGCCAGCGGGAAGTTGGCCACATCGATCGCGCCGAGACCGTCTTCGGTCTGCACGACAACGGGGTTGGGCGCCGACGTCCCGAACGTCGTTTTGCCGACGCCGTGCACGCCGTAGATCACGATGCGCGGCGGCTTCGGACTGCTCTTGCGATTGAGCGATTGGAGGGAGATTGCCATTATGCGGCCTCCCCGAACTTGAACACGGCTTTGCCGCACTCTTCAGTGCGCGCCGGTTCGAACAGGTCGCGAAGCGCAGCGGGCCAAGCCTTGTACTTGCTTTCCGCAACGCTCAGCTTGTGGTCGACATACTCAGTCGGATCCTCGCCCATCTCGCGCAGTTTCTGCACGGCGCGCTCAAGCTCCGCCTGATCCCATTTCACGCGCTTGGGAATGGTGATCGTGACGTCGACACCGCCGTCGCTGACATGCGTTGTGCCAGTGCCATTGATGCCGCGCGCGTAGCGTTCGACAAGCGTCGCGTGAACAACGGCCATGATCTGCGCGGCTTGCGCCGCCATATCCTCTGCTTGTTTCTGAAATCCGATCAGCGCTGTGATCGGCACCTCGGAGAGCTGGTTAGGCTCCATTTTAACCACGTCAAAAACGCTCACAATTCATCCTTTCGTCAGTCAGGTGCAGGCCGTGGTCAGTAGAAGAGCGTTGAGGGGATGCTGACCGGCGACTTGCGAATTCCGTGCGGCCCTTGCGGGTGACGCCATCCCCTCGATCCGGTTATCCGGGTGGTAAAAACTGATGCGGGAGCTTCGGCTGAAAGGGCGCGCCGGCGAATCTGAGGAAGTCGTGCAGCGTGCGGTCATGCCGAAATACGCCGCAGAAATGCCCCTGCCCCGACAAGTCGGTCAGAAGGTCTTTCTGCTCCTTGCTCATGTCGCCGTCGCGATCCTTCACCTCTGGAAACGCAACACCACATCCGCCCCACGTAATGACAAGGTCGGGCCAACCGGAAAGAACGCCATCCGCCTTCAGGTGCGCGGCCTCCAGCTTGTTCCGCTTCCCGCCGTTCGGCACGTGTGCGATTTTGCAGAGCGGGAATAGCCGCCGCACCATCACGAGCATGTGTCGCTGGATCATGCGCTCGCTCATGTCCGCGGGTGCCGCCGACTTCGGGTCCACATGAAACGGATAGCCGGGCAGCGTCGGGAGGCCGGGGACGAAGGTCATGCCGCCTTCTTCCTGATACCAAGGACGTGCCGACGCATACGAATGGCCGGGACGCTGAAGCCCATGCGGAAACTAATCTGTTCGTCCGTCAGGCTCGTACTCGACAGGTAGCGCAGCCTCTCATCGCGTTCAGGGGTCCATTTGCGCGTCATTCGCCCGGCTCCGGCTCGATGAGGAAAGCGGCAAAGGATGTGTCGGGTGTCGATGATTCTGACACATCGACCGTGTCGACCGGGTCGTTAACCATATTGCCGCTAGTCGTTACGGAACTGGAACGGGGCTTGCATGGCATGTCGCCATGTTCAATTTCTCGAATGTCGGGCGCCGGAAAGGCCCAGCCGTCGTACTTCATGCTGCCGCGTCCATGCCGAGCGGGAACACTACATCTTCTGCGGTGATCCCAAGACCAAGCTCCACGCCCTTCGCGAGCACATCGGGCTGTCTGCCCGCAGGAATTCGACCGACATTCTTCCAACTTTGGACGGTTGAAGGGGGCTCGCCGAGGATTTCCGCCATAGGCCGAACGCCGCCGAACCTGTCGAAAAGGGTTTTTTGAGTGTCCATACCCAACATGTACGAACTTTTCGTGCATAATGCAACGACATTTTCGTCCAGACGCCGTGCGAATAATTCGCATAATGCGCGCATGGGTAGAATCACCGACCGCCTGAAAGCATTGAGGCTTACCGGCCGCACAAAAGCAGGTCGCGCGCCGTCGCAGCGCGTAGTGGCCGGCGCACTCGGCATGCCGGCCTCCAGCTATTCGTATTACGAAAGCGGCTTCAAAGAAGAGTGGCTGCCGCCAGATGTCGCCTTACGCATCGCCGATGCCTTTGAAGCCTTCGGCGTGCCCCGCGAGCATATTCTTGAGCTGGCGCGGTTCGACGACCCTGACGGCGGCCTGAGGCTGCCTAGTGAAGCGACAATCCAGACAATTCTAAAAGTCGTATTGTCGTCCGAGCGCTCAGCTCTCGATAACGAAGATGATCTTCAAGCGTACGGCAGGCTTGTTCGTACCGCCCTAGACGATGTTGCAAGCGGTCGGGTGGCCGAGGATCGGCAGGACTTGATTGAGTACGGCCTTCGTCGTTCGATTGAAGAAGCATTTCGCGCCAAATACGCTCAAGCCGGATAAGTAGTCCGCACTCGAACTCGCACGGCTCGCAAGCCCGCGCACACTGTGGTGTTTTGAAGTAAGGCATTGATATCCCCTCCCAATGGGACGGGAGAAGCTGGGGCAGAGAGGTTAACAGGGGGCTTACATGGCAGACGATCCACGGCGCGAGCGCGACATGAACCTGCGCGCGGCTGCGAGCTGGCGCGAACGTAGCGGCGGGATTCGCCCGTGGCATGTGTTCGGCGCGCTCGTCGTGCTCTTGCTGCTGCTCGCGGTGTATATGAAGCCCGCGCCCCGAAAGAGCGTAGAGGTTGGGGTTTGGTCGTGGAGGCCGGCGCACACTGGACTTTACGAATCCTGTGCCGCATGATCCTGTAATGGATGGGGGTATCCAAGTCGCTGGAATCGTTATTGGCGCCGCACTTCTTGTTGGCGGCGGAATGGTTCGCCTTTCTCTCAAAGAGCCTGGCGTCCAAAAAGAACTGTCCCGCTGGCTGCTTGCTACTGCCGCGATCTTTGCGATCCCGCTTTCCATTGGCTTGCATTTTCATGCTCAAGGCATGGAAACTGCAGCCAGCCTTTTGGCCGGAACGGTGCGCGAAGCTGTCATCCAAGACGTAAAAAACACCCGTATGCTGCGAGCCGTCTGCCTCGTTACGCTGGCATACTTTTTCGCGCTTCACTCGTTCTGTTCTTGGGTGCGCGATGTGAAACGGGACACTAAAGCCCCATAAGCTGCGCTACTCCGTAGCCAAGCCCAAACATGCCGATACCAAAGCCCAGCACGCTCGCAAGCTGATCCCGCTTGCGCCATAGCCGCAGCAGCGTCTCTTCGCCTTCAGTTCTCGTTTCCATGCCTCCTTCTACCACCGCGCGTGGAGGGGGTCGAGAATAAATGCACGATTTTTTCGTTTGACATGCACGAATAGTTCGTACACATTGCTCCCCATCAACAGGGAGCGACCCAACCATGCCATCCAAGATAAAGACCGATGCAGTGCAGGCGCCAGCCAAGCGCTACGAGCTCGTCGAGACCGACACTGTAAAATCGTGGGACGGGCGAACGCTCTACCGCATCCGTGCACTCGTCGCGATTGCATCACTCGGCATCCAGATCGGTGATCTGGGCGGCTACATCGAGAGCGAGAAGAACCTCACGCAGGTCTCCGGCGATGCGTGGGTCTCCGGCGATGCGCAGGTCTTCGGCAATGCGTGGGTCTCCGGCGATGCGCAGGTCTCCGGCAATGCGCGGGTCTCCGGCAATGCGCGGGTCTCCGGC